CGATAAACCGCGTGCCCAGCTCAGGGCAGGTCAAGGATTTGGCGGTCCTGGATTGTTACCGACACCATCTTGGCGGCCAACGAAAAGATGATGGCTGCCTGGTCGCGGCTTTGCGCCGCTGAATATAGCTGGCTGGGGCTGTTAGGCTTGTTGCGCGCCGGTGGGCCACAGAGATGCGCGAGCAGCAGGCAAGCGGCAAGGGTCGTCTTCGCGTTCTTGCGCCCCATGCTGATAATGGCCCGACGCGTACCATGGGGATTGTCGTAGATACGGCGGATCTCAGCCTTCTGCCACTCGAACAGCTCAAGCTTCTTTCCGACGTACCTCCCTTCAGGAATGAAGCAGACCTGTTCGATAAAGGCGATAATGTCGGCGCCTGTGACCTTGTCGTCGGTCGAATTCTGCTTGCGCTTAGGCACGCGCCTTGATCTCCCAGGGCCGAGATTTGGGGGTCTGCTCAAACTGCGGGCCGGCGGCGCGGGGCACCATGCGCGAGCGCGGAGTGGCACGCAGCTGGCCTAGCAGATAAGCGACAGTCTTTGCCGACGTGCCATGCAGGGCAGCAAGGGCATCAGCATCCTCTCCGCCGTCCTGGTCCTGCGCCCGCAGTTGGCGCAGCCGTGCTTCCCGCCGCTCCGAGATCGCCGCCTGGGCGACCAAACGGCGAAGAACGAGCTGGCCTGCGAGGTCCAGCCAATGCGCAGGGAGCGCGTCGACCACGTCGCGCCAAATCTGTTGTTCGAGTGCGTCCAAATTATCCGGCGGCTCCGGCCGGCCCTCACCAGGAATGAGAGGGACGACCGAGAGCGAGGCGGCAGATTTGCGACCGCGAGGCATGGCACAAATTCCCCATGTCTGATTGCCACACAAGATTAGCACAAGCCCGCTTGATTAGACAGGAAATAGCTGAAAAATAAGCACTTTAGCAGAACTGGGGCGCCCGCGCGCCTTGACCGGCCGACCCTTTATTTTTTTTGACCTCCCCCCCGCGGGCCGCCTCGAAACGCCGCTTGAGCTTTGATCGGCAGCCCGATTCTTATCCATAGGCTTCAGCTTCCTAAGCCATACCCCTGCTGCATGGATTGCGGGGCCACGATTTGCGAGGAGTAGCCCAACCTGCCGTTGCCGCGGTGAGCCACCGGCGGCATAGTTGGGGGCATGCCAACCCGGCGGCCTGCGGAGACAACACCAGACCTATTTTCGGCTCCACCGACCGCGACGGCGGCCGGTCCTTCGGCTGTTCCAAAGGGCAAAGCCGGACCGGACAGCCTGGCCCAGCAGCGCCATTTCTTGCCGAAGGACTTGGCCGGAGCACTGAAGCGGTTGGATGATGTGGAAATCGATGCGCTGCTTGCGGCTGTCACCACCGAGGCCGAGCGTCGCTGTCGACGGCCGCCCAGCCCGGCGAAAGAGAAGCCAGTAGCTGATGCAAAGCCGCAGCGACGCCAGGAGGCTGCCGAGGATGGCGCGGGTTCATTGACCACTGGCAAGCTGAATGCAGTGCGTGCCGCCTTCAAAGCAGGCGTCAGGCCGTCCGCAATCGCAAGGCAATTTGGAGTTTCACAATCCGATGTCAGGAAGGCACTGGCGACGGTGTTTGAGGCTTGAGCAATTGCAGTGACTTGGCTTGGTCTGCCAACAGCTTAGCAAGTTTCGCAGTGGTTTTGCCATAGTTTCGCTTGAGCGCCATTCGGGCTTGAGATAAGTCTCGGGTGTTAGCTTTTCTGTTAGCTTCAAGGGAAATTGCCTTGGCCGAGCGCCTCACTGACCGCGGGATTGCCGCGCTGAAACCGTCCGTAGCCTCCACCTACCATTTCGACACCGAGGTGAGCGGGCTCGCTGTCCGGGTCTATCCGTCCGGCGTCAAGAGCTTCATCTTCGACTGGCGCAACGACAGTGGCAAACAGCGCCGCACTACCTTCGGCAGACATCCGGCCTGGACCATCGGTAAGGCCCGTACTCACGCCAGCAGGATGCGGCTCAAGGCCGACGTCGGTGAAAGCGTGGCCCCTGCCCGCGGGATGCGGGTCACCGATCTGGTTGAGCAGTGGAAGGCGTCTGTTCGGGTGACGCGGCGGCCGAACACCGTGTTGTCCTATTGCCGGTTGGCCGATAGCCATATCATTCCCGCCTTTGGCAAGCTTGAGCCTAGGAGTATCACCCGCAACGCTGTCGAACACTGGCACGGCTCCATTGCACAAACCGCGGTGCCGGAGGCCAACCGGGCGCTGGCGGTGCTGTCGACGTTCCTGAGCTGGCTAGAGCACGACCACAAGGTCGAACGCAACGTTGCCAAGGGGGTGAAGCGACGGCCGGAGAACAGCCGTCATATCTTCCTTGATGAAAGCGAGATCGCACGCACCCATGCCATGCTCGAAGCTGACCGCAATCGCCCTGCCGCACTGGCGTTGCGTCTGGCCTTGTCTACTGGCGCGAGGATCGGCGAGATCCTGACGTTGACAGCGGAGCAGCTCGATATCGGCCGCAAGCTGTGGATCAAGCCGCACCAGCTGACCAAGCAAAACAAGACCCACGTCCTGCCACTGCAGCCAGAAGCCCTCACCATCGCACAGGCCCTGCTGGCCATCGGTCCGCCGAACTACACCCAGGTCAAGCTGCTCTGGAAGCAGGTCCGCGTCGCCATCGGCAGGGGGGAAGTGACCATTCACGACCTCCGACACTCAAGAGCCAGTGCGCTGGCCCGCAACGGTGCCTCCCTGCTGATGATCGGCCAGGTGTTGGGCCATGCGTCGGCGACAACCACAGCGAAATATGCGCATTTAGTCGACGGCGATCTCCGCGCCCTGGTGGAGCGCTCGCGATGACACGGCGAGGGCGGCCAGCGAAGTCTGCGGCGATGCGGCTGAAGCAGGCAGAGGAGGCGCGGCGCATCTTCGACGAGGAACTGGCCGCAACGGACCCGCCTTCGCGAACGCAGGCGAACGAACGCACCGCGGCACGGCTAAAGATCACGCCACGGACGCTGTTCAACTGGTTGGTCGATGCTCCCGCGAAGCCCGATTTCGACAGAATGCTCCCCCTGCTGATACACCAGCTCAATCCGTCCCTGATTTTCTACGAGCGCGGGCGCGGTCGCAAATAGCCACGCTGCTGTCCGAGGCGTCTCGGCCTCGAATTAATTTCCAATTATCTTCAGTAGACCTACCCGAAGATATTATCATATTGGGAAGCCTCTTTCCACAGAGGCTGTTCCCAAGTGTCGCTCCCCCCGCCACTGCCGCCGCAGGGCTTCCTGCTTGAGAGCCTCGGCTATCTCGAAGAGCCGCTGGCCGCCATCGCGCTCGACATCCGGCTGCCAACCCTGATCGAATACCGCAAACGCGGCATCGGGCCGGACTTCGCTGTGGTCGGCCGCACCATCCTGTATTCCCACGCCAACTTGCAGACGTGGCTGGAGAACGGCGGCACCCGCGCTTTCGAGCATGGGCCGACCCGGGAGGCGGCCCTCGCCGAGCGCCCCAAGACCCGCAAGCCGAAGACTGCCAAGGCAGGTCTCTCTACCGAATCCGTTTTGGTCGACAGTGTGCAAGGTGAGCGTCGGGCACCCACATCACGCATTAAACGCCGTTCGGCTGCGGAAGTACCACCATGAAAGAACGACCCCGACGGCAATCGGGGTCGCTTTTCGTTTTGCCGCGTCACCGGCGAGTTATCGGAGAAGTGAAGCAGTGGTCAGCATAGCACCAGAACTGAGCGCGCGTAAACCGGCGAGCAGCAAGACCGGCACACTGCGCGACCATACCACCAACCACCAAACGTGCAGCGCCGCCTGTTCTCGGAACTCTAGGGATCGAAGAGGGCGAGTCCAATCAAACCCGGAAGGAGAGTTGATCATGAAGCCATCAGCCTTCGAAATGTACCCCAAGCGTTTTGCAGACCAGTTGCCGCCGAAGGCGCAACAGATCCTGGGGCAGCTGCCCGATAGTGTGTTCAATCTGGCTGTCGACGCCGGCCTGGCCGCCAACCACGAGATTTCCGGCAATGCCAAAGACAGATGGGCGCTTGTCTGCGCCTCCGCGCGTGCGCGGCTGCGGCACGCGGTGCCGGCGCTCGACAATTTGCCAGACGAAGACCTCGACATCGTGATCGACGTCGCGATCAAGGCCTGGAGCGAGGTGGACCTCGACCGTGAACTTGGCGAGCGCAAGCCTCGGCTTGAAGGCCGGGGGGCAGTCGCAAACAATACGCTCAGTCAACTGCGCCTGAGGAGCATCATGCTTCAGGCCTGGACAGAAATGTTGATACTGCTCGCTGACTTGGATTCACCGGCGGCAGTGACAATCCGCAATCACATCGATGCACTCACCGGCTATCACCGGCGTGTCCTGGCCGAGCCACATGCTGAATGGGACCCGGAAGACATCGTCGAGCGTTCCCTGTCAGCGACGTATTATCTCATGAAGGCCGCCTTGCCGCCCGAAATAATCTCGGCGGTCAGTAGCTGTGTTCATGACATGTGGGAGCAATCAGTCCTTCGCATACAAGGATTAGGAGCGGCACTGGGGGACCGGGTTCTGCTGCCAGAGAGTCGCACGCAACATTGACCATAAAGGAGCTAGGCCATGAGCCCCCGCGCCACAGCAAGACAAAACCTGCTGGTCAAGCCGCCGGGGCCTTCGTGCAGAGCGCAAGGCGGTTAGCGATGTGTAACCAACGGCAGCGACGGGATCCGTTTGCGGTCAAGCTGTTGAAACTGGCGCTCAGAGAAATTGGAGAGAACGATGAGCAGGAGCAAACCTAAACCACCATTTTGGGAGGCCAGGCTGCAGCGGCGACACGAATTCTGCGAACGTTTTGTGCGCGAGCATCATCCTGGGATGACTGATGCACATAAGCTCAAGGGCGCACACCCGCTCAAGCCACTCGACGGTCCAGCTTATTTCCGCGCCGACAACATGGCTGCCGACTGGTGGCTGCAAACCGACGATTCCATGTGCGCTCTAGGTTACGTCTGGCTCGCGCATCTGTTCGACCGGCGCGGGATGCTCGACCACGACTGGATGATCGGCCGCAGCGACCAGGAGCCCTGGGCGCTGATCAGCGAGCCTTATTCGCACGTCAAGGCAGCGACCATCGCGGAGTTAGCGACCGAGCTCAAGGACGTGGGTGTCGAGCTGCTTGAATATTCGTCCGAACAGTCGACGCACGCTCCCGGCCAAACGCTGATGCTGGTGGCGAACGTGCTGAGTATCCACGCCTTGATGGGCGCGGTCGCACGCCTGATCGTGGCGGAGTGCCCGCCATTGCGCATCGATGACGACGAGGAATCGGACCAAACTAACGATCGCGACCTGGACCGGCGCGTCGTAATGGGCAAAGGGGCGGTCGATGAGTGAGCGCATTTGTACGGCAGGCGATTATGCCGCCGTTGCTGACGGACCGCGCTATTTGGTCGTGATCGGCCCGATCGAGCAGTAAAATGCCCCGTAAACGCAACCGGCTCTCCGAGTATGTGATTCCTGCGATCGATCCCAAGGACCGCAATGCAGTCGACGACCGTGCTCGCGTCCGGCACGCGCTAGTCGATTTCGACGAGCTGGCCTTGCTGTCCGACGAAAACCGCAAACAACTCGTTGAGGATTTGGTGCGCGCGATTTGCTGCGCTCGTGGCGGCATCAAAGCCGGAAAACACGGCCTGTCAGACAAAGCCGCCGCGCAACAGATTTTTATCTCGGATGTCGGACGCGCCTTGGAACGGGCCGGCCTGCCCGCAACGCGGTGGCGTAAGACGTATGACGGCGATGGCGGCCCCGATATTAGTGCGCCAGAGAGCTTCTACTTTCGATTGGTCCGCGCGCTTGGCGACGTTTTCGGCATACCCGTCCCCAAAGACCTTAAACTAGCGGGGCAGCGGGCAAGCGAGATCCAATACGGGGCGATGTCCCCAGCCATGAAGGCGACGCAGCTCGCCGAGCAGATAGTACAGGGCCGGCAGCGCCTTCGCGACCTCACCGTTCGCCTGAAAACGTGCGCCGCTCAAGGGACGGCGACACCCAAAACTGCTTATGAGGATTTGCCCTTGGAATCGCGGCTTTTGGCCTTGGGCTTGTCGAGCGCGAATACCTTGGCAGGGTCGCCGTTCGCCCGATAGCGGGCCGCCCAGAGGTCCAAGTTTATTGGACGGTTTCCCGCCCCCTACAGCCAAAACAAAAAGGCGTATTGGGAGTGTCGGCTCGTTTTTCAGGAGACCGACATGATGCCTACCAAATCCGTCCGCAAGCGCATCTCCGAGAAGTCGCGCGCGGAGCTGCTGGCGGAAATTGCCGACCTACCTTCCGACGCATTCATCCCCTCCGCACATGCGGCGGCGTATCTCGGGTCCACACCCACCGTCCTGATGAGCTGGCGCTCGCAGCGGCGCGGCCCGCGCTACTACGGCAGCAACGAGTTCATCAGATACCGGATTGACGATCTCGACTCGTGGATGGCGACCCGGGCGGACGAAATACCCGAAGCCGAAAACTTCGAAGCATCGAAAGTGCGGGTGAATGCGTAACGTAGAACGGCCCACCACTGGCGATGGTGGGCCGTCGCTGGAAGCGTTAACAGGGGTGGAACCCCGTGCTTTTACCGAAAGCGCCGCGCTAAATCAATCTGCCGAGACGTCAGACGGGTTCGACTGGGCTGTGCACACCGAGGCCGTCGCCGTCAGCATTTTTGGTGAGCTCGATGCGGAAAAGTCACGGCCGCCGGAAGACGTTCGCTTCGGCAACATCTCGATCAGCCTCAGGACAGGACAGTGGTGCGAGCTCAAGGGTGAGCGTTGTGGCGAGCTCAAGGATCTGATTCGTGTTTTCAAGGGGATCGACGACCACGATGCGGCGATCGCCTACGCCAAGGAATGCCGGCAGAATTTTGAGAATGGCAAGAAGCCAAATGGCGGCCAGCCTCGCGAAGAGGAAATAGAAATTCGGCAGCCCGGCGTTTCGGGGGAGACCCCGGCCGTCACCGGCCCCAAGATTTGGCGTGCGCCGGCCGCGCTGCCCGATCTACGCCGGGCCAGCCTCGTTGCGATCGATACCGAGACAAATGACGAGGGGTTGCGTGCCGATCGCGGGTCGAGTTGGCCGTGGCACGGCGGCTGGGTCTGCGGGCTATCCCTAGCCTGGCGCGAAGGCGGCGAGATCCGCGCGATCTACATCCCGATCCGCCATCCCGGCAGCGACAACTTTGATCGCGAGAACACCGCCCGCTGGCTCAAGGACCACATCGCAGCCGGCGTGCGCTTCATCACCTTGAACGGTCCCTACGATTGGGGGTGGTTGCTGGCAGATCTCGGTGTCGCGGTGCCGCCGGCCAGTCAGCTTGAAGAGGCCGGCGTGCTGGCGGCGCTGGCTGACGAAAACCAGCGCGAATACAGCCTCGACGCCATCTGTCGACGCCTTAGCTTGCCTGGCAAGGACACCACGCTGCTGGAGCAGGCGTGCAAGACCGCCGGCCTGAAGATCAACAAAGACAATCCGGCGCAATCCTTCATCTGGCAAATGCCAGCAGTAGTTTGCGGCCCGTATGGTGAAGGCGACGCAGTCAGCACGCTGTTGGCGTACGAGACGCTGATCCCGATCATAGAGCGGGAAGGAGCCAGCGCGGCCTATCGGCTTGAATGCAATTTGATGCCGGTAACGATCGCCATGCGCCGCACAGGCATCCGCATCAATCAGGACGCTGCAGAACATGGCCGCGACGAGTTTCTTGCCAAGCGCGACGCCGCACTGAAGGAACTGTCGGATCAGCACGGCGCGCTGGTTGGCATGGACGAGATCAACAGCCCCAAATGGAAGGTAGCTACCTTCGAGCGTTACGGGATTATCTCGCCACGCAAGACCCCAAAAGGCGCACCTTCGTTTACGGCCGGCAATTCGGGATGGATGGGGGGCCATGAACATTGGCTGCCACGGTCGATCGCGCTTGCGAGCAAATACCACGATACGGCCTGCAAATTTTTTCAGGGGCACATCCTCGACCACATCATCGGCGGCAGGATCTACGCCGAGTTCAACCAATTCAAAACCGAGGAAGGTGGCACGAAATCGCTGCGTTTCAGCGTCTCAAAACCACCCTTGCAACAAATGCCCTCGAAAGATTCCGAAACCGCGCCGGCTATCCGCCGCGTCTTCGAGGCGGATAACTACTGGGCCAAGTGCGACGTCTCGCAGCAGGAATTCAGGATCATGGTCGACAAGGCCGAGCGGCACAATCTGCCCGGCGCGAAAGAAGCGGGTGACAACTACCGCAACAACCCCAACGCCGACTATCACCAATACGTCGCCGAGCTGGCCGAGCTGGATCGCAAGTCGGCGAAGCAGACCAACTTCATGAAAATCTACGGCGGCGGCGCGGCCGCGATCGCACTGAAGACCGGCTTGTCGCTGGAAAAAGCGCAGAAGTGCGTGGAAAAATACGACGCGGCGTTACCATTCGCGAAGAAGCTCTCGCAGATCTACCAGCACCAGGCCGAGTGCACCGGCATCACCGAGATCATGGGCGGTGCTAAGCGCCACTGGAACAGATACGAGGCACCGTGGAAAGGCGATACGCCGTGCTCGCTTGAAGAGGCGCGGCTCCGTGTCGCCGATCCCGAGCATCCGTGGTTTGGCCAGAAGCTGCGTCGCGCCAAGACCTATCGGGCCTTGAACGCCGCGATCCAGGGTGACGCCGCGATTCACGTCAAGACCTGGATGCTGGCCTGTTTCCGCGAGGGCATCACACCGTCGCTTCAAATTCATGATGAACTCCTTTGCAACGTGACGACCCGCGAGCAGGGCGAGACGATCGCGCGGCTCGGCGAAGAGGCCATCAAGCTCTTGGTGCCGATGCGAGTCGACCTCAAGTTCGGCCCGAACTGGGCCGATGCGGCCAACAGCGGGCAAGAACCGGCCGGCGAAACCGCGTCAGCATCGCCGAAGCCGCTTGAGCGCACCGTGACGGCGTCCAACCCAATCGAGCCCGCAATCGCGCCCGATCAGCGCCCACCATCCGAGACAGACAAGCCTATCGGCCAGGGCGACCCTGACGAGCAGCCGATACTCAAAAGCAACGGGCACGACACAGGCCCGCCACCGGAACCCTGCTCGACGGCGATCGAAACTCACAAGGTTCTAGTGACGGTCTTCAAGAACGAGTTTGCGTCCTCGTTGCAGCACGGTCTTTTCACGCTGCCACAAATCGCCGCGGGCATCCGAACGACAACAGCCGCGGCCAAGGAGGATCTGCCGCTGCTCAAGCTGCAGCGGTTCGGAGACAAGCGCACCGACAAAAACTGCCTGCGCCACAACGCCAACGTGCTGGAGATCTCCGGCATCGAGGGCGAGCATGACAGGGGCACGCTGGCGTTCGCCGACGCGGTCCAACGGCTGCGCAACGCCGGAATTCGCTGCATCGTCTACACCACCCCGTCCTTCACCCCCGTCGAGAAGGAACGCTGGCGCGTGCTGGCACCAACGTCACAACCTCTCGCCCCCTCCTTGCGGGCTGGCCTGGTGGCGCGGCTCAACGGCATCCTCGGCGGCGCGCTCACGGACGAGAGCTTCGTGTTGAGCCTAGCCTACTACTACGGCAGCGCCGGCAACAATCCGCACCACAAGGCAGAGCTGCTCGACGGCGGCTTCATCGATCAGCGCGACGACCTCGCTGCAGGAGCGATTTTTAAGGACGGCAGCAAAGCCGGCGACACCTCCGGCAGCCACGCAGGGAGTCAGGCAACAGGCGAAAGAAGTCCTTCCGAGCCCTGGGAATCGTGGTCAAGATCCTGATCGGCGAGCAGTTGCACGCCTCGTTGCTGGTGCTCGCCGCCAAGATGGTGGCCGCCGGGATGGATGGGCGCGCGGTCGAGAACTTCCTGCGCGGGCTGATGGAGAGATCGGCCGCCCCCCGCGATGCGCGTTGGCAGGAGAGGTACGATGACATTCCGCGAGCGGTTGCCAGCGCCGAACAGTTCCGGCCGGCGCAGCCGGTCGACACCGCAGCGTGGTTTGACCGGTTGAGGGGCAACAACGGGGCAGGACCGAACACCCAGGGGCCGGCAGAGGACGGGACATCCGGCGGCAGCGATGACGGCATCGGCCTGGCCGAGGCGTTTGAGGAGGCGGCGAAGAAGGGTGGCGGCACAGGAACAGGTGTGAAGCCACCACCCTTGATCGAGGCCAGGGCGTTCGTGCTGCGCGACCCGAAGACGCTCCAAAAACGGCAATGGCTCTACGGCAAGCACCTGATCCGCAAGTTCGGGTCGGCAACGTTCGCCCCTTCCGGCAGTGGTAAGTCCAACATGTACATCGTCGAGGCGCTGGCAATGGTCACCGGACGACCGTTGCTCGGTATCCAGCCGCCGCGACGGCTGCGGGTCTGGTATTGGAACGGCGAAGACCCCTATGACGAACTGGAACGGCGAGTCGGAGCCGCCTGCCTGCACTACGGCATCGGCGCGGCGGACATTGACGGCTGGCTGTTCATCAACAGCGGACGCGATCCGAACTCCCAGGTCATCGTCGCCACCCAGGACCGGAACGGGACGACGATCGCCTTCCCCGTGGTCGAAGCGTTGGTGGCGACCATCCACGACAAAAAGCTCGATGTCATCATGATCGACCCGTTCATCTCGTCGCACAAAGTGCCCGAGAACGACAACAACGCCATCGACGTGGTGGCCAAGACCTGGACCACGATCGCCGACATCACCGACACGGCGATTGCCCTGGCACACCACACCCGCAAGACCGGCGGTGCTGAGGTGACGGTGGAGGACGGCCGAGGGGCGGTCGCACTGCTCAACGCGGTTCGGCCGGCCCGGGTGTTCAACGTAATGACCGAGGACGAGGCACTCAAGGCAGGGATCGTCGACGGCCGCCGGCGCTATTTTAAAGTTACCGACGGCAAGAACAATCTGGCTCTGCCCCCTGACAGGCTGGACTGGTTCCGCTCGGAGTCGATTTGTCTCGGTAATGGTGACCCGAGCGACCCGTCCGACCAGGGCGACGACATGGGCGTCGTCACGACCTGGGAGTGGCCCAACGCGATGGCAGGGGTCTCGGCTGAGGATATCGAGAAGGTGAAGACGGCAATCCGGGCCGGCCAATGGCGGAAGGACAGCCAGGCCAAGGATTGGGTCGGCCACACGGTGGCCAAGGCGCTGGGGCTGGGCGACGTTAGGAAGAAGGGCCTCGACCGGACCAAGGTGACCGCAATGGTCAATACCTGGATCTACAAAGGCGTGTTGGTTGTGGTCGAGCGCGAGGACAAGAAGCGCATGCCCAGGGATTTTGTCGAGGTGGCGCAAGCCGGTCCCAGCGCGTCAGGAGCCTGAAATTTTTGCCACACAGCAGGAACTTTTGAAAGTCCGGCTCGCCCGTCCAGTTGCAGCGACAGTAGGCGACCGCGTTTCATCCTGGGGTATTCCAATTTCAGTTAGGCCCTATCGCGATCCGCCATCGCTTCCTGTCTTGCCGGTGCGTTTTCATCGGGACGAGCCAGCCGCGCCCGGCCAGAATTTCGGCCGCTGTGATCACGCTCTCCCTATTCCGGATGGAGGGGGGCCCACGCCGTTGAATATCGCGCACGCAGATGGTCGGTTGGGTCCAGTAGTTTTGAATCCAGTTGAGCAGCTTCCCCGCTGCCATGGGAGCTGCCCGGGGAGCCGGCGATGGCGTTGGCGCTGGCTCTTGCTGCAGCCGTTTCTCATTCAAACGCTCGAACAAATTCGCCATCGCGGCTAGCCCCCAAGCAACATCAAACTTTCGAGCGCGAGCTCCTCGGGCGACTTGCCCACGGCTGCACCTGCGCTGTTCGCTGTGATCACTGCTTGCTCCCGCGCAGTGCTGACATCGTCGTTCCAGGGGTCTGCATCGTTGACGCCGATCTTGATCGATTTGTCATACTTTTCCACGATTGGATTGCCGTTTAAGTCTGCCCCCAAATTTATCGTGATGATGAATCGATCCGATGCCGGTGTGCTTGCTGGGCCGGTTTGTGAAAAATCATCGAGCACTTTACATGCGTCCAAACGGTGCCGGTTGTTCGCATTTTCATCCAGCATAATTTTTGCGGCCACATCTGGTGCACGCATGACATGCAGTTGGGCCTTTTCCTTCTTCGCAGTCCCCGATCTCATCCGGCGGAGCTTTTCTTCTTCGACAGATTCAAGTAGCGCCGAGTCATCGCCGAGATTCTCCCAGACACTTTCGGCGAAGCCGTACTTCCGCCGCATGTTGGCTTCGCTCAAAATGCCTTCCTGGAATCGGCAGCAATCACGGATAAGTTCCTGATTGTCGGCGAGAGATACTGATTTCAGATCGGCAACGTCACCCATGGCGAACCTCATTCGCTGAAAGCGTTCGACTGCAATGATTTTATGCCTTCGTGTGCGCGGGCCGCAACCGTGTTCTAACGGCGCCTCGAGGGTGTTGCTTGTAGGATTGTGACCTTAGTAGATTTTAACAGCTGCAGTGCCGCTTTTGGGGTTCAAAGTGATGGGGTCATCGATCGTTGACGTCCACCGCAAGGCGCGACAGAACCTCGTGGTCGCTACCGTCAACGCCGCGCTTGAGCGCCGGCTGATCACGCTCGACTGCCAGCCGATCGAGGATACGACCTTCGAGTTCGAGCTCGCCGGGCTGCCGGTGCTCGCCAGCGTGACCGACATCGGTTTTGGCGGAGTCAGCGTGAAGGCGCTCGTTGCCCCGACCGAGCTGGGCCGCAGGTTCGTCAAGACAGCCCTTTTTCACGGACACCGAAGATTCGGTGCTGCCACCGGATGGGGTGTTCTGGAACGGCAGACGGGAGGATGTCTGCAGACGATTGGTAGCTATCGCGGTGCGAAGGTTGTCACCGGAAAATTGAGCGGGCTGGCAGTCGTGCCGGATGGGTTTGGGCTCGAACTGACTAGGGGCGGTTACTACTTTCGACGCGAACATGCGGCGGTGTTCGGGCCGTCGCGGCCTCGGCCCCCCATCGGGCTCGGATTTAGGCGTCGCGCTCACGCCAAAAGTCCTTGAATCGCGTGGGCGTCAGTTCTGAATAGCGCACCGTGTGCTGGATGTTCTTGTGGCCGAGGTAGGCTTGTAGGGACCGCGTATCATGCCCCTGGTTGGCCAGGGCGAAGCCGCAGGCGTGGCGGAGCATGTGGGGGTGGGCCTGGAAGCCTAGCTTGGCCTCGACGCCGGCACGCTCGATCATGCGGGCAAAGCCCGCTGTGGTGAAGGGCGAGCCCCGCTCGGATGTGAACACGAACGCCGACCGAGGCTCCTGCTCCCGTTTGAGCTGGCGCAAGGCCCGTAGCTCATCGCCGATGATGGGGTGGACGGCCGGCGTGCCTTGCTTGACCCTGCGGACGTGCAGCCGCCCGTGCCGGAAGTCGACCTGGTCCCAGCGCAGGTCCACCAGTTCAGACACCCGCAGGCCGTGGCGATAGGCAACCAGGATCATGGTGGCGTCGCGGTGGCCGTATCGATTGTCCTTGACCGCCCTGATGAGGCGCTCGACCTCGGCCTCGGTCAGGTATTCTCGCGTCCGATAGGTGGCGTTGGGCCGCCGGTTCGGCATGCCTACCGGCCTTACTGTTCGATTTACAATGGCTGGGGCGACGATTTTCAGGTGGGTTTTTGCCATCTCTTTCAACGAAGTGTTCGACTGTTATGATTTTATGCTCTCGCACTCGTCGGCCGCAATCGTGTTCTGCCGCCCCTGCAGGCCGTCCATATCGTGTTTGCAGCGCCCCCTAAGGGATCCTGCGGGGCAGCTGCCAGGGCGTGGGTTTATCGAAACCGCGCCACCCTGCCGCTACTCGTGTCACCCACCGATGAAGTAGACCACGGCGCAGACCGCTACTATCGCGATGCAGACCCATTGAACGCGACGCATCAAGCGTTCACGGCGCGCCCATTGGGCTTCGGTCATCGAGGTTTCGGGGGAGAGCATATTTGTACCGCTGGTGAATCGTCGCTGCGTGCGGTTTTGATGCCGCGGGCGAAGAACGTCAACCGCACGGTGTTACCGATCTGGCGGGCGTCTCATGATACCGCCTCTGCGGTTATCCGTGCGACGGTCGTGTGGCCAACGCCGTGCTCCTGCGCGATCTCCCGAAGGCTCTTGCCGGCGGCGCGGTCTGACTGGATCGCTCCCCGTCCGAGGCAAGCTGGCCGAGGCCGCCCGTGTCGGGAAAATTTCGGCGAACGCTGCTGGCAATTACAGCCGGCTGTTCAGATGACGATGAGAATCACGATGCTGATTACTGCCAGCACGGCGCAGGCCCATTGGACGTGGTTGAAGCGCCGATCACTGTGCAGCCAGCGGGCTTCGACTGTTGAGGTATTGGGGGAGCGCATCGGGCTGGTTTTCTCAGTTAGCGTCGGCGCTGATGCGTCGGACCGTTGACGGGTCGACCTTGGTAACCACGCCCAGCATCTGGAACGCGGTCTTGCCGGCGGACGTCCTGGTGTGAATTTGACTCGCTATGCTTACCAGATGGTTACCACGGTGCCTTGTGAGAGGGTACGGAATTGATCGGCGATGGTTACCGCAGTGCTTCGTGAGAGGGTGCTGCTGATTGATCCGCGTCATACCTGTTCGCGTGGTGGCTCACGCAACCGCGCCAGCTGCCCATCTGGCGATGAGGATTATAGCGCCGATCGCAGCAAGCACGGCGCAAGCCCGCTGAATACGTCGGAGCAGGCGATCGCGGTGCAGCTGCTGGTTCGGGGTTTTTGGGGAATTGACGGGCCTCATGGGGCGTTGTCCTTTTGCTTGTGCTGCCCCCTTTGCTCGCCCCCGCAAGCCCCGCGCTGTCCGGTTGTCCTTCCGCCGTGAGGGGCTAGGCTTCCAGGCGCGAGATCATGCTGAGATCCACCGCATAGCTCTTGGCAATGTCCGCCAGCCTCTCGCCGGCGGCCCGCCGCTTGACGGCCTCCTGGCGTTGAAAATCCGACAGCTTGCGCTTGCGGCCGAACTTCACGCCGGCGGCCATCGCCCGCCTGCGACCCTCGCCGGTGCGTTCGCGGATCAGCTCGCGCTCGAACTCAGCGATTGCCGCCAGCATCGTTGAGAGTAATCGGCCTTGCGAGCTTCCAGTATCCCACAGCGGGTCGCCCAGTGAGCGGAAGGACGCGCCGGCCTCGCCGATGCGGTCGATCAGATCGAGCAGTTCCCGGGTCGATCGGCCGAGCCTGTCGAGTTTGGTCACCACGACGATATCCTTCGGCTTGAGCGACGCCATCAGCTTGGCGAGCTGCGGCCGGTCGGCCCGGACGCCCGAGATCTTTTCGCGATAGATCGGATCGGCTCCGGCAGCCTTTAGGGCCGCAAGCTGGCCGGTCAATTGCTGGTCTTGAGTGCTGACTCGTGCATAGCCAATGAGGGCCATTTGGTCGCTCCATTTTGCAAGTAACTGGCACAAACTCTAACTTGTTGAAATATCGATGTCCAGACTTTCTTGTGATACTTAGGAGTTTTACACACTTTCTTCGGCACAAGCCGGCCAGAGGGCGGATGGCTCAAGGGCGCTGCTGCCTTTGGCGACGTTTCGGTGGTTGTGATGGTCGATCGGCCAATGCTTTCGCCCATAGATCGATGAGATAGTTCTCGCGATTTGCCCCCGCATCGATCTTCGCGCGTTGTGCCCACATGCGCACGGCCTGCCGTGATATTCCGACAAGCTCGGCAATTTCGGCGATGGTGGCGTGACCCTTGGCCATGATTTTGAGTGCGGCGGCGCGTGTGGTAGCATCGGGGATCATCGGTTGCTCCGTCGGGGTGTCCTAACAGGCTCTTGACGCGAGCCCGAATGATAGGCCGGCAGGGTGCCAGCCCTGTCGGCCGATCGTTATTTCGGTGCGTCCAGATTTTTCATGACACGTTGATAGGTGTCTGCGAGCGCGTCGTAATCCTCGAGCAGTTCGGCGACATCGTCGCGGGCTAATTGCTGTTGCTGCTCGAGCTGGATGCGCACGCGCTCGGCCGCTTCACTGAGAATCATGGTGCATTGTCCTCCTCCATCAATCGCGCACGAAGCCGGAGCGATCGCGCTTGGCGTTGCCTTTGGCATAGAGCGCAATGACATGTCCGGGCAGATCCAGGAAACGCAAATCGGTATCGTCGCCGCGGGTCACGGGCACATGTTTGTCGCCTAGGACAATGCCGTTCGCCATGTAGTGCGCGACGGTATCCTTGTTGCGGAATACGGCGGCAACATTCATGCCGTTGTCGATCGCGGCCACGCTCGCCGCTTCGTTGCCATCTGCCAGCGAGAATGTCAGGTGATAATTCGCCGGGATGTGCTTGCGGTTGGCAATTTTTGAATAATCGTAAAATTGCGAATCGCTAAACATGGTCATGATATTGGGAAAGCCGCCCACCGGTACGCTTTCCCAGCGGATGTCGCTTGTGCCGTTGAGTCTGAACACTGGAAGGTAACCTTGTGCGCGTGCGCGCTTGCAAGCCTTGGCAATTTCGAATGCCAGCAGCGCCATGAACTCGCCGCGGTGTTCGAAAAATGCGCGGGTACGCAATCGCCGTGCCGTCTGAATTTCATTGCGGATGCCGCGGGCAACGTCGCGATAGGTGAGGATGCCGCCACGCGAGATGCCGCCGCGTCCCGCGGTATTGAGGCAAGCGCGCTTGCATCCGGCTGTTGCCATCGGGCAGACGTTGAAGCCGGAAAGCTCGGCGGGTGCCAGATGCAGAATGAATGTCCAGTAACCGAGCCCGCGACCCTTTTCAGTCTTCGGGTTACCGGGTGTCAGCAGTCGAAAGCCCTGTGATCCGCGATTGAGTTGCATGATTTCTCCTAACAGTGTCCCGCGGCCATCGCGGGAATATCTGCACCTTGGCCTAACCGCATTGCGTTGTCAAGTGACAACGTATAACTTTATAATTTGTGATTTTTGAAATTTTCCGAACACTACAAACTTTTCCGCGCAATCTTTTTCTATGAACCCGCAGATGCGGCTGCGCTCGCGCCGCGGCCCCGGGGTGGCCCCAGGCCCCCGCCCCCCGCTGGACAAGGGGTGGCCTCAATCGGCTTTATGATGTGGCCCCAAAATATGTATGACCTTAAAATCTTATAGGCTTATATTCTTAATCCTGATACCGGATATACCGCGCGCGCCCCCATCCCTGTGTGTGCCGAAAATTAGATTCTGCAATATTGATGGTGGAGGCCGCCAAGGATAGGCCGTGAGATGACGGCGCCGAGGCGCTCAATCGCGCGATGGAACGGGGCGTGGGCACGCCTGTTCTTCCGGGTTCATCCGCCGACTTTGGCAAGCTCATCGTGGGTGAAACCGAGAAGTGGGCTGTGTGCCCTGACGCGGCGGGCTGTGTGCGGCTACGGCACCCCAAAGCCTGGCCAGGCTTGCGCTGAATCTGACAGCCTTCAGACGAGGATACCGGGCGCCGGCGGCTCCATGCCTTGCGCCTTGCACAGGTCATCGGCGGTGAGTGGCTTGCCGCGGCGAATGGCTGCTTCCATCAGCGCGTCCAGTTGTTCCAGCGTGCCCTGCTGCCAATACATCAGAGGCACCAGATCGTTCGGGAATGCCCGGCGATAG